CAAAAAGGTACATGATCTGGGCAAAACTGTGGGTATTCACGATACTGAGTGGACACATTATGTTGAATGTGCTGGTCTGACTGGTTATAGAAACCCTCCATTTCCGGGTTTTGACATTGAAAAGGAAGCCCGAGCATTGGCAGAAGGCGGTGAAGAACATCAGTACTACGGTCACCAATGGGATCAATTATGTACAGAATTTCTACCCATGTCTTACAAACGTGTAGAATATGTAAGTTTTGAAAACTGGGTTCAGAAGGCTACTTGGCTGACAGGGGGTGCCAGCAGTGTGGGACGACTCGAGGTGAAAGATGAGCAGGGTAAAGTTATCAAAATAAAAGCTAGAAAAAACATGGTTGCTGATGTTGTGGATCTTGCTACTCTATCAAAAGATGCATTATCTTATGACAAACAGGAGAATTCTGTTATTATTAAAAGTGAACTAGGTAAACTGAGACTGGCTGTTGCTGGCGATATATATAACTATCTGAAAATGACGTGGATAACTGAGTTGTTAGGTGGCGCATATTATGACTGGCCCGGCAATACAAGTGAGGAAGACTTCGAACAACAGACAAAGCGATTGTACAAGATGTTAGAGTTGTGTTCTAAAATGTATGGGCTACCCTACGATTATGCAGGGTTTGATCATCAACCTACCACTTTGGAAATACTTGGTATTGTCAAACGGCTATGTAGTCATGCAAAGCTGAATGTACCTGAGACCGAATGGAAGGTGTATGACGATATTGTGCATTCTATCGTGACTGGTTTCAATACTGCAACCTTAGCTGTCAAGTTAGACGGTTTGGATAAGGTTTTTCGCGTTACTGGTGGTTTAATGTCCGGGTTGAGATGGACTAGTACCGTAGGCAACGCTTGGAATTCGGTAATGACTGGGTTAGCTATGAAGATGCTTTCGAGCTGGGGCATTTCAACTGGGTCTATTGAACGATTCATTAGAGGAGATGACAGTGCTATATTTACTGAGAATTGGGCAAGCGGAGCAGCGATGAATATTGCTTATGATGCCATAGGAGCAAGAGCGGGACAGGGTAAATTCAGTCTTCAGTACCACAAGACTGAATTCTTGAGGGTCTGGTTTGAAGACAGATGTTACGGTTACCCAGCTAGAGCAATTCCTGGATTAACTCAGCGCAAACCGTGGTCGAGTAACCCCTGGTCTGAAGATATGATTCTTCGTGCCATTTTTGAGGCTATTAGAACGTTACGAAGACGTGTCTTAAACCGCGACCAGGTACTGGAAGATATCTGGGCTACACTACGTTGGGTTTGGTGTTCCAACCACAATCTACCCGTAGCTGTATGTTGGACACCATCGCACGCTGGGGGGTTTGGTATAGAACCACCTCGCATCGGTGAAAACTGGCATATTGTACCTGCTGTCCCGAAAGCTGACTTGACAGGGGGATTTGAAGTTCTGAACCAGCTGCCGTGGAGAAGTGAGAAGATAAAAGACTACGCCAGAGACAGGTATGGTTTAGATGTTTCCCACCTTGCAGCGGCTCTGGCAAAAGAAGATTTATTGTCTACCGTAACGGCCGACAATGTACCTGCTTTTGCCAAACAGGTTCGTACTTCGTGGTTGACTGCTGTAAGGAAAATGAAATGTAGAGCCGTTAAGACGACTGAAACTATTGTTTGTCCGGTTTCACCTGTCAACATTAACGCTTACTCGGGTTCCGACGTTTCTCTACTATTAGTACGGCTTAAATCAGAGGCACCCTTGTTCGGTTGTTGTCCTGAGGTGGCAGTTGCTCGGCAAGACTACGTACGTTTTGGTGTCAAAGTTAAGTTTAAGGATTGGTTGCGTTCATACTATCCTAAGGCCCACTTAGCATTAAGCAAGTTCCATAAGTCTTGGCATATGTCTGAAGCGTTGGATTACATTTCCGGTAGTTTAAAGATTTGTCCAAAATACATTCACCCAGCACTCGTCAAAGTTCTCGCTTGGTTGACTGCATGCAGTCTGAAACCGCAACGCAAAGCAATAAGGTGTAGCTCCTTGTGGCTAGGTTCGGTATTAGAAACTACAGTGAAGCAATCTGAAATTAGTCAACATCTCTATTGGTGGTAATATGATCACAAACTCACAAACAAACACAAACAACCCGTGCCTGGAGCGGCACACGTAAGAGGGGGGCTT